TTTTAATTTAATTATAGTTGTGCGGCAGTATCTCATTAAAATGACACATTCCCTTGGTTCTGGACACCCTTTGACAGCTATTTTAAATACTCTTTATAATATGCTTTTAAACGTTATTGCTTATTTTGTTCAATTTGAAATTCGTCGATCTGATGTAATTGGGGTTATGTCAAGAAAGTTACGTAATGATTTGGAGTTAGTGAGAACATTATTTCCACCTGAAGTTTTGGAAGATGCAAATTTTTTTTTTAACAATGTGCTTTCTGGTTTTTATGGAGATGATTTTTTTTCCAGTGTTTCAGATCTTATAAAGCCATTTTTTAATATGCACATTTTGCAAATTGTCTTTTTGTATCTAGGACATAAAGTTACAACGGGAGCAAAAACAGTTGTTACTGACGCTTTTGTTGGGCGTGATGAGTTTGAAATTTTAAAGCGAACTCCGGTTTGGTGCCAACATAGTTGTCAGTGGGTTCTTGCTTTAAAGGAAGATACAATTAGAGAAATACCCAACTGGACGAGGAAGAGCGCGTATTCAAATAATTTTAATGAAACGCGTGAAAATTTAGAAACGGCGTTTAGGGAGATGAGTTTACATGGCGAAAAGAAATATGAAAGTTATATTTCTAGTTATGAACCCATTTTGGAGGAGTTAATGTTGAATGTCAACATTTTGCCCTATCGAACAATGTTGAGGCGTTATATAACGTCAGAGTTGTTTGGGGCGTATCGGTTTTAGTTTTATTTATCTTAAGCGCTTGTATACCGTGAGAAGTGAAAGGCTAGCAATAGTCGTAAGTATACACCCAATTAGAAAGATCCGATCAATTGGTGTAAAAGGAGATAGTTATAAAAGACCTTGTAACTGTATTGTGAAGGCAAGTAATAAAATGTAATGAGCGAACGTTCTTAGAACTAATAGCTAACCCAAAATAAATATGTCAGAATTTAAAGAACAAACGTCGGATATCGAAATTAAACAACAAGTTATGACCATTGCTGATGAATCACTTGATGATTCCTATCAGCGATTGGAGGAGAAACCAATTGTGTTAGGTGATGCAAGTGAGAATAGAATCCATAATGTTAGGGATTTCCTAACAAGGTTTGTTAAGTTGGATACTATAACACTGGAAGAATCACATGCACAAAATTATAAATTATCGGAACATTCATTTCCGTCAAGTATGTTACAATTGGAAATGTATTATGAAAAACTTTCAGGTTTTAAATTTTTAAGATCCAGTATTGTTGTTAGAGTTACATCTAATGTACAAATAATGCAATGTGGAGCTTTGCAATGTATAACTATGCCTATGAAATCTCCAAATGGACTTTTTGATTCGCAGGTAAATACTAGTATAATGAATGCTTCACAAGCTCCTGGAGGACCTTTCATTTTAGCGAAAAATAATGTGTTTGAATATACTTTTCCTTTTGTGTATCCTTGTACGGCCTATGACATGACAAAGGAACAACCAGATTTTGCAACTTTAATTTTAAAAGTTTTATCACCACTTCGAGGAAACGGTAATCCTGTCACTTTGACGGTTTTTGTACGTTTTGGAGATGATGTTGATGTTTCAATGCCAACTTCTGCACCACTTTATTACACTCCAACAGTGTTATTTCGACAATTACAAGAATATTCAATTCGTATGGATGAGGAAACCGCACGGAAAATTGAAGGAATGGCTAGTATGTATAAACATATGAAGCATATCCGAAATCAAGGAATAGTTGAGGAGCAAAGGCAAGTGGCTGCGGGTGGTCCAGTATCTTCTGTTTTAGGTGCTGTTGGTGGAATTGGTAGT